CGAAAAGATGGAGTTCCGGGAGCATAACTGGAAGGACTTTCTCACCATGCAGACCAATTTCAAATACACCTTGCAGGACGCAAAGTGTAAGAGGTGGGAGAAGTTCATTTCCGAGGTCACCTGTAATGACAAAGACAAGGCTGAGTATCTTCAAAAGGCCCTGGGCTACTCTATGCTGGGCATGGCGAATGAGGAATGTATGTTCATTCTTCACGGGAAGACCACTCGCAACGGTAAGTCTACCATGTTGAGTGCCATTCATCACCTTCTCGGTGACTACGCTTCCGTTTCCCCAGTATCCATCATCTGCAAATCTGAGC